CTCCTTCAAACCAGCGACGCATTTTGTTGCTCTCTGGTATGAGAGGCACCATCTCAAAACGCATACCCTCGTTATCTTTTAGGAAGTTTTTGAAATGTACTTTTGTGTACTCGTTCATTGCGAGTCCGCCATTTCTGGCTACCATGTGATATTTCATACCTCAATTATTTTCTTAAACTCCTTCGCTACTCCATCCACTACGACGAATTGACTGACTGTGTGCTTTTGAGGGATGTAACGGTACCACACGTGTCCTTCTTCCTCTTTCCGTTCAAGGAGGTTATCCTCGCAAAGTTCACGCAAACGCCTCGACCCGTTACTGCTCTTGTATGTTGTTTTTTGAGATATAAGCCTCTCTATCTCTCCGCCTGAAATAAATTCGCCTGCATGACGTTGGTAGTAACTCAAAATTCTTTGGCGCAGTGATTGTTTTGCCATATAGTTTTTATATTAAAATGGAATATTTTCTGGAGCGATATCATCACCAGCTGAAGAGGCCTGTGCCTCCTTCTTTTCTTTCGGCTCGTCCAAGAATAGCGAGTACTGTGCATTACGGTCGTTAAGTTCGAGGATGCCGCTCTTCTCTCCGTCATCTTTCGTGAAGATTGTCACCTTGCCAATAGATGCCCAAAAGGTTTTCTCTTCACCGTCTTTGGTCTTGTATTTTTTCGGATTTGTCACGTTGTATCGTTCTACTTTCATATTAGATAGTTATTGTCGCAATTTTGCGATAGATAGTAAATGTGTTTCCTTCGCGCTTCACTTCGTCAGTTTCCTTGTTGTAGTCGTTTGCTTTGAGGAAGTCTTGATACGCTTGGTTCTTTTCTGCTCTTGCCTTTTCGTTTGCTTCCGCTTCTGCTATCGCTTTTTCATCAGCGATACGCTTTGCTTCTGATTCATTTTTCTCGCGTTCTGCCTTTTCTTCTGCTTCTCGGACACGGCGGTCGGCATCTTCCTTTGCTCGTTGCTCTGCTTCAGCAACACGTCGGTCTTCAGCTTCCTTGCGGTCTTTTTCTTCTTGTTCACGGCGAGACTCTGCCGCTTCTCTTTCAATTTTATCCGCCGCGCACTGGTTTTTGTATGCGGTAAATGCAGTGTCGTCGAGAGTAAGGATGAATTCGTCTATTGCTTCCGCCCCTACCTTGGCAAGCTCTTCCTTCCGCCATGGTAGTTTTTGAGTGCGTTCCTCCATGGTTGCCTTCTGTGCTTCTTCTGCTTCGAGAGCCTTGAGTCGGTCTTCTTCTGGCTTGAGAATAGAAATATACTCCTTTTCGTTTTCCATAACCATTTTGTTATGTTTTAAGGCTTCCTCACGGAGAGCCTTGCCAGCCTTTTCGATAATGCCACGCACCTTTACGAGCATCTTTCGTGCCTCAACGGTTTCCAGTGTCTTGCTATGTTCTAGTATTGCGGTGAGTTTTGTAATGTTCTGCTCCTTTAGGTCAAAGGCTGCGAGTGTAAGTTCTTCCATATATTTAGAATGGGTTAAGTAGTGCTTCGAGGCGGTCGATTTCTGCTAGCACTGTTTGTTCGTTTAATAAGATTGCTTCTGCGTCCTTTTGTACATCCTCACGAGTTACTTTGAAATATACAAGTGAGGCGGTTGGTACTGATGGGTTGTAGAATACCACCCAGAGTGTTTGCAGATCGGTATTTACTGCAAAGTATTTACGTGCCTGCGATTTGTACTTAGGTGTCGCGGGGTCAGTATGGGGGTAGTCTTTCGTGAAGTGTGCGCAAAGGTGATGAGCAGCTTTGAGGCACTTCACTTCGATTGCTGTCTCTTTGTCGATTACCTTGTCAGGGGATACGTAGATACGGTCGTCGATATCGGACACCCACACAACCTTTTCAGGTTCGTTGTATTCGTACCCTAGTTCTTCCTTTGTCGCTTCGATGAATGCTTGAACTGCTACGTCTTCGAGACGGTTGCCCCGCGTCATCGGGTTCTCTGCTTCTTCAGGTATTGAGACTCGTTCTGCGAGAAGTTCGTAAAACTCTACGCCGTATTTCCCGACGGACTTCGGCTTTACGCCATGAGTTCGAGTTCCTCCGATACGTCCTTTGCGGAATTCTTTCCAGTCTTCCTCATTTTGAAATTTAATTGTTTGCATTTTGTTCTTCAAGAGTCGCCGATAAAAATGTGACTATGTCTTCAAAGTTATTCTCGACGAGTTCCAACTTTGTTATTTTCTTTACAGCCGCCTTGCAGGTATCGGCGGTTTCAGTGTCTTCACCAAGAGCCTTGAGGAGTGCCATGATTTTCATCTTCGGGCTTGCTGGTAACTTTGGCTTTGTTTTCTCAAGTCGAGCATCTTGGTCTTCGTCTGCAACCATAATACCGAATAAATTACAAAGTGTGTATCGCTTGAGGTACGTGATGGTGATTGCAGTTTTCTGAGGGGCGCTATTTGCTTTCGTTCCCTCTGCAATTTCTGAAACCATTGATGATGTGTCGGTGTGCCCGTTGATGTGTGTTGCTTTACACACGACCTCGATTGACTTCTCGCTCATTGAAGTATCCCAACTATATGTGAAGCCCTGCTTACGGATTAACTCCTTGCACTGTGCGACAATGTCCTCGAGTGGTGCATAGTTGCTGTTCGTTCCGCCATTTTTCTTCAGTTTCTTGACTGTTGGTATTTCTGACTGGAGTGTCGACATCGACTTAATGTACTCCGCCTTTGCCTGATTCGCTTGAAAGCGTTCTTGTAGTGACATGAGTTTCTCAAGTACTTCTACGTTTGCGCCGCTCGCGATGGCTGTCATAATCATGGCCTGTGGGGAGCTTGGATCAACCTGTAGAGCTGTTTGCTCTTGTGTTACCACCAATTCTTTTTCTTGTGTCATATATTTATTCTTCAATTTCTACCAAAGCGTCAACCATCTCTTGTAAATTCTCTTGCATACCATCAGGCATCAATCCTTCTTCTGAAAGTGCGTAGTTACGCATGAGTTCTCGTCCGTTGATGAAGAGGACTATTTGTACTGTTTTGATTTTCATAATTAACTCACCTGTTTCAAACTCTGTGAATATTGAATCTGGCATACTACTTCTTATAATTATCCATTAAAAATTGCACTGTTGCTTCCATGCTCGGTAGTCGTTCTTTTGCTTTAAGAATTTGTAACTCTTGTAGCAATAGAACTGACTGGAACCTGATGCGTCCTTCTTTATTTTTTATCTGCATAGTCGTAGTGTAGCACATGTGGCACACTACACAATATAGACAATAGATATTCTTGTGGTGTAATTATACCTCTGAGTATTCTTTCTTTAATCCTTTTAACATATAAAGGATTGCTACATCCGCTCTAATAGAAAATGTTTCTTTATCGCCAAATTCAAAGTGAAGTATTATATCGCTTGAATGCAGTTGACCAATATCACCGTACTGTATTGAGTTGTCCCGTATCGTTATTTCTTTTCTCATTTTTATAATCGTTTATCACTACCTTCGAGACGGACAACATCACACATTCCGATAATTCTTGAAGTGATGCGTTCACCAAGACGTTCAGACAATTCATCTGGCGAAAGGTTCGATGTGAAGATTGTCGGGAGCATTTCATTGTATCGGTGATTCAGTAAAAGATAGAACTCAGAAATTACCCACTCACTTAATTTCTCTGCACCTATATCGTCGATAAAAAGAAGTTTTCTACTCTGCACCAATTCTTCCATTGGATGTTCTTTATCTTTCCGATCAAAATCTTTTTTCATTTCTGAGAAAAGCTCTGATGCGTTTATAAAAATACCTCTGTGAATTTTATGTACTTCGTCACCAACCTTTCTTTCTTTTGTGTAGTAATTATGCAATGAATAAGCAATGTGAGTTTTACCCGTGCCCACTGAACCGTGGATATAAATACCACGACGTGTCTCTCTTATTTTATCAAAGCAGGCCTTCACGTTTTCAGGGACATCATCATATTTTGCGTCTTTGTATCGTGGTGGTGTCATACGTTTATTTTGATAGTTTTAATGTTTGCGTATTTTCCAGGAGTGGCTTGGATTCCAAGTGCCCCCGGCTTCTTCCGCGGCGGAATAATATCGTCTTCCCACTGTCGATTTTTGATGTAACGCTCAGGGTCTTTTACGAATCCATTTACCCACTTGTCGTCGAGTTTACGTTTTGGTACGTCAAGCATGATTGCAGCTCGGTCTTCTGCGGTTATTTTTTTCCATTCAACGAAGGCCTTTTTCTTTGCTGTATGTTTTGGATAGATTTTCCAAAATTCTTCGAAGTCCTCGGGGTATTCTTTATCCTTACCTATACTTACCTTACCTATCCTTACCTTACCTATCCTAAGTGCACGACTCGTTGACGTTACGTGCACGTGATTTTCTCCTTGTTTTTCAACGTTTTCTGAAATAAGCGTATCAAGTTGGAAGTGTCCGCTTGGGACAGGAATTGCAACACCACTACTATTAAGCGAGTACGAACCATTCGGTCTTATATACAGCGTTTGTTTGTGGTTGAGGTATTTTGTCTCAGTGTATATATCCTTTCGGATGTAGTTGTTAATTCGCCAATGCTTAATAACCACCACGCCGTCTTCAAACGAAATGATAAACTTCTTCATTACGAGAAGTTTTATATCGTCACCTTGTGAGCCGATATCTCGCATCACTCTCTTTGGGTTTGCAATGAAACCGTCATCATCTGCACGGGCGTTAAGATGAAAATATAAGAGCTGAGCACTTTGAGGCATGTCTAGAAACGCATCAGTATCGATGACGTCTAGACTTGTCATTCTACGTTGAGCCATATTTTATATAAATAAAACCCTCTATTCAGTAAGCGAGCATTGCGTGTCGGTGCTTTCCTTCACCGATGGGCATGTAGCCCGCTCTCTTACTAAATACAGGGTTGTAGTAACGGAAAGTTTATAACATTTTATTGGTTCGCGCGCAACTACTAACCAACTCCACAATTTTACACCCACTTCAAAAATAACACAACCCCATAGTTATCCACAGGTGTGGACATTGCATGAATTCTGTTATGGGTGTAAAATACTGACATGGAAACAGTAGATTTTGTTAAAGCGGTAGTCAGTCCACTACTTGAACACCCCGACGATTTTGTTATCACAGAAACAAAAGACGACCGAGGTATTCTTTTAGTTCTCTCCTGCCACCCAGAAGATATGGGTATGATTATTGGTAAAAGTGGCAAAACGGCAGATGCAATTCGCCTGCTTGCACGTATTATTGGAGTTAAAAATAATGCTCACGTAGGCATTAAAATTACTGACCCTAGAAAATAACTATATGGAAAATAAAGAAGAAGTAGACGCACGAGTAAAAGAGTTTACGGAAGGTTATAAGAATCTCGTAGAAAAGCATAAGATTGATTATGCAAATGTACCGACCTTCATCCCCGATGGACAAGGTGCATTCAAATTGATCGTACAGAACTACCCAGTTGATATTTCTCAGCGACCGACAGAAAGCCCATTCATTCCAAAAGCATAATATGAAACTCGCCGATATATTCGGTAAAACCGAAAAAGAAACCTACGAAAAACCTGTAGGTAAAGCAACAATAGTTCAAGATGAACCATTATCAGCATTTGATGAATTTGAAAATGAAACTTAAACCAGTCAATAATCATATTTTGATTGAACCCGTAGCAAGAGAAGCATTTATGGCATCTCATACAGAAACATTCCAAGAAATTGGAGTGGTTATTGCTGTGCCTGACGAATTTACTGGAATTAAAATTGGAGATAAAGTATTCTTCGATTCATGGCTTGCCGCTAAATATCCCGCAGAGAATACAGACGGGTATTATTGGTTGGTAAAATGGGAAGATATACGCGCCTATGTCCCGCTATCAGAATAGCCTTTGTAGAAACGGCTACCTACACGATTACCGCCTTGTTTCTCAGACTCACAAAGGAATGCTAGAGCGTTGCACTCGTTGCGGTAAACAATTACACATATCAAGCGATATGCCAAACCATGTGTTCTTAAGTCACCATATTCGTTCTGCGTTACAGAAGAATGACCCATTATTCAAAAGGGAGTACCCCGATATTAAATAAATTATGTTGAAAAACGACAATCTGCATTTTGATGCACAAGATAAACTTTACTCAGGAATCAAGAAAATCGCCACAGCTGTTGGAAGTACTATGGGTACGGCTGGAGGAAACGTTATTATTGAGGCAATTGAAACTCCTGGATACCTCGCAACAAACGACGGATTCAGTATTGCAAACAGCATCATCCTTGCCGACCCCACAGAAGACCTTGGACGACGAATCCTTCTTGAATCAATAAACCGTGCCAACAAGCAGTCTGGCGACGGATCAAGTACTACATGCGTTGTTACCGCTGCAGTCCTTGAAAATGGACGCTCACGAATTGGTAGTGCTCGTCCAATGGAAATTAAGAGAAGCCTTGAAGAATGTTTACCGTTGGTAATAGAATCAATCAATTCACAAAAGATTGACGTTACTGTAGAAGATATCCATCAAGTAGCATCAATCAGTGCTGAAGATGTCAATATCGGTAATAGAATTGGAGAGATTTACAAGGAGATTGGTAAAAAAGGAATAATCCACTGGGATATTTCAAAGACAGCGGAAGACCATCATGTTATAGGCTCAGGTATTACTGTTGAAGGTGCTGGATATTATAGCCCTTACATGTGCGATGCTTCTGAATCAGGGCAGTCAACAAATCAGGTTCGTATCAAGAATCCAAAGATTCTTATTACAAAGCAAAAGATTTCAAGTGCCGAAGAACTAGGCGGAATCTCTGGTGCTCTCTTTTCACAAGAAGTACGAGATCTTGTAGTATTCTGCGACGATATCGACCCACTTACAATCTCTGATATTATCAAAACACGAGCAGTCCGTGGTTTCCGCATTGTTATTGTAAAAATGCCAGTAATGTGGAAGGATTGGTGGTTTGAAGATATTGCGAAGGCGACAGGCGCATCAATTGTTGATGTAAATGCAGGACTCTCAATGAAGCAGGTTAAGATTGAGCACCTAGGAACAGTTGGAGACATCATAATTACAAAAGACGAAACACACCTTGATGGTATTCGTGACTTAAGTTCATACATTTCTTCACTCACTGAAGATAACACTGACGATGGTCTTCTTCGAGCAAGCCGTCTCAACACAAAGACAGCACGTTACTTCGTAGGTGCACCAAGTGAAAGTGCCCTTAGCTATCGTCGCCTAAAGGTTGAAGATGCAATCAGCGCTGCATATCAAGCTCTCAATGGTGGAATTGTAGCAGGTGGAGGCGTAGCGCTTCTACAGGCATCAAAGACACTCCCACAAACTATAGGTGGAGACATTCTGCGTGAAGCACTCAAAGCTCCTACTCTACAGATTCTATCAAACGCAGGTATTGAATCGACTAACATTGATTCACTAGAATCAAATATGGGATACGACAGCCGTACAGGAGAAGTTGTAGACATGGTTAAAGAAGGCATCATCGACCCCGCAAACATTGTTATCAACGCCGTAAAGAATTCAATAAGTGTATCAGCAACAGTATTGACCGCACCCACACTTGTTATGCTTCCGATGGACGAATCTCAAATATAATAATTATGAAACACTTCAGTATTCGGGGTATTTGCCGAGGTTGTAGAAAAATGAAATGGTTCGTCCGTAAAAGAAACATTACCCTACCAATCGGACAGGTTGCAGAGTCAAAAGACTTATTCTGTACAACATGTTACAATAAATTACAAGGAGTATTAAATCAACATGAAGAAAAATTCTACGATTGACCAAATCGACTTTAATCCAGAGTCAAACAAAAACGTTATATCAATTATTAGACAAGAAGACGGTAACTACATAGGGTATACACAAAGGAACGGAGGCTATGTAACTGTTCGACAAGGTGACCCGAGTACAGTACTTAGTCTTCTACTAACTCACCCGTAAACTTATGGAAATGCTCACAAAACAAGAAAAGAGATTTGTTGCTGAGGTGGCTGAGCATGGAAATAAGACACTTGCAGCACAAACTGCTTTTGGTATAAAGGATACAAACTACGCAAGTGTGAAGTCCGTTAGATTGCTAGGTAAAGATAGGATTGTCAATGCTATACAGGATGCATTATCAGATGAACTATTGTTGCAAGTTCATCTTGAAGGATTGCAAGCGATGAAGGAAGAGCCCACAGCTGACAAAGAAGGGAAGCCAGATTACGCAGTACGTCACAAATACTTAGACAGCGCATACAAACTCAAAGGTTCATTCGCACCAGACAAACACGTCAATCTAAACCTAACCGCAGACGTTCCAAACGAGAAACTTAAAAAGCTCGCTGACAAACTAAATGGCAGAGGATAAAATCATAATTGACGGTGAAGAGTATACCAACGAAGAGGTTGCACAGGCGGCAAACCTCTTTCCGTACACATGGATTATTCAGAATGAGATAAAGAACGAAACAGGTACACCAATAGACTTTGATAAGCGTCCTTGGCAGAAAGACATATACAACGACCTATCACCACATCAAGTTCTGTTGAAACCTCCACAGATTGGAGCAACAGTAATGAATACCTTGAAGTCTCTATGGGTAGCTAAGAACCTTGGTAGACAGATTATTTATACCCTCCCAACAATGGGAGACGTTCAAGTTATGGTTGGAGGTTCGTTCAACCGTATCATTGCCCAGAATCCAATACTCATGTCATGGGTAAAGGACAAAGACACTGTTGAGCAGAAGACTGTTGGTAACAGTATGATATTCTACCGCGGTACATGGAGTAACAAACAAGCGATGATGGTTCCGTCAGGTCTAAACATCCACGACGAAGTAGACGCAAGTGACCCTGAAGTTATCACACAATACGAAACACGCCTGCAAGCTCAAGATGATGGAGGCTGGCGGTGGTACTTCTCTCATCCAAGTCTCGTAGGGCATGGCGTAGATGTATACTGGCAACAGAGCGACATGAAGGAGTGGTACATCACATGTCCTCACTGTGAACACTCTCAAACTCTCTCATGGCCTGATAACATTGATATCGAAACGCAAAAGTATATATGCCAGTCTTGTAAAGGAGAGCTTGAAACTTCTGACCGAATCAATGGAGAATGGAGGAATATTGACGGAGTACCATGGAGAGGTGAGATTGTGGGGGATTATGAATTCAGTGGATGGCATGTGTCACAGCTTATGCTACACAACAAGACCGCTGGAGATATCATACATGCATTCAACGATCCACTAAAGAACCAGCAATACTTCTACAACTACGTTCTTGGACTACCATACGCAGACAGCGAAGACCGAGTTGACCATAATGTAGTCCTCAGAAACTGTGTTGATGTTGTGAATGACCAACAAGGAAGGACTATCATTGGAGCTGACACAGGTCATGGTATTCACTACGTCCTAATGAATAACCAAGGTGTGTTCTTCTATGACCACGAGCGTGAGATAACAGCCAGCAAAACACCATACGATGTTATCAAGGGATACCTTAAGCGATTCCCAAAATCTATCGCGGTATTCGACCAAGGTGGTGACCTTATCGGAGTTAGACAACTACAGCAAGAGTATCCAGGTAGAGTCTTCCTTTGTTTCTACACCAAAGACCGTAAGTCAATCGAGATGGTTGAATGGGGTAAAGATGATGAGTATTGGAAAGTCCGTGTTGATAGAAACAGAATGATGACACTCGTCATGGAGCAGATACGAGACATTGGACGCATTCGCCTCAATGGAACACCTGACGAATGGAGAGATTTCGCGAATATGTTTGACAACATTCACCGTGAAAAGATTATGGTGAAGGAAACACGCGGCAAGGATAACCGTGAGCTGTACGGAGCCGAGTATGTATGGAAACGGACGGGGCACGATCACTATTGTCACGCACTGCTCTATGCTATTGTAGGTTTACAAAGATTTGGAGGAGGAGAAGCAGCGCGTGTTATAGATACTGCACGCGACGCAATACCGAACGCAAACATAATCACACCTGAGAAGCTCACAAGTCCTCTAGGATTTCGAGCAAGGGATTTCGCAAATGAAAATTTAGTGGTATAGTTATACAAACACCGTATTCCCCATTATTTTTTATCGTCAATTATGAACGAGACAGACCCATTTGCTCTCAATGTACGTGGAGCAACAGATTTGGTTGAGAACCAAACAAACAAGATACGTACTCGTGGAGGAGAGTCACCAGAGGGGCTTTCTGGAGAGAAAACAGATTCTCTCGATTTAAACATGTCTGATGAAGAACTTATAAAGCTCAAGAACGAGTGGGAAAATAACTACGCAGGTTACGAGGGGAAGATGAAGACGATATGGGAGCGAAACCTTGAAAGTTATCTCGGAAAGAAGAAGGACGGGCAATGGTTAAACCCTGAAGGTCCGAGTGCTGCGAATCTTCAATTCGAGGCAGAGGAGACATTCTTGTCGGCTGCACTCAGTAAGAATCCTGAGCCTGTTGTTTGGTCTGACAATACTCCTGAAGGGAACGAGATTTCATCAAGTGTGAAAACCATGCTCGCCTTCCACTCCGACCAGCTTGTACTTCGCCGTAAGCTCGCATTCATGGTACGACAGTGGTCTATCTATCACCTTGGTGTACTTAAGTTTGGATGGAATGCAGAGATTGGAGACGTAGCAGTAGAGAACAGACGTATCCAGAACTTCGTATTTGACCCAGAAGGATATGTAGATGCATACGGAGATTATATAGGTTACGTTGGTGAACGTATTGATGTCACTGCAGAGAAGCTCATAGGGATGTTCCCTAAGTGTAAAGAGTACGTACATAATGAAACTGACGGTAAGTATGGCACGAAAGTAACATACACAGAATGGTGGTCTGCTGATGGTACTTTTACATTCAAAACATACAAAGGAAAGGTTCTTGAAAAGAATAATAATCCATACTTCAACCATCCTGAGCCTGATGTGAATCCAATGACGGGAGAGACTGAAGTAGATGAACTCGGAGAAGAAGTCATGATAACTCCACGTAACCACTTCGCGATGGCAAAGAAGCCGTATGTGTTCCTTAGTGTATTTAGTCTACAGCAACAGCCTCATGACATCACAGGTCTTATCGAGCAGAACATAGCTAATCAGAAAAAGATAACTGACCGTAGTGAGCAGATTGATTATAACGTTGGTTCTGCGAATAACGGCTATGCATACAGTGAGGATAACTTTAACCAAGAAACAGCGAAGCAGGCGGCTAATGCTAGACGTCGTGGGAATCCAATTCTAATCCCAAGTGGCGGTCCTATAGCGAATGCTATCATGCCACTACCAGCACAAAGCCTTCCACAATCAGTATTCAACGAGGTAGAGATAGCAAAGAACGACCTGCGTCAAAGTTGGGGAGTTCAAGGAATATCAGTTCAGCCTCATGACGAGGATGCAACAGCCCGAGGTCTCATCATCAAT